GGTCCAGCGGGACAAAGAACATTCTGTGCTACTCTAAAAGCACTTAACAGAACCTATTCTAGAGAAGATATCACTAGAATGAATAGATTTAATCCTGGTTTTGGTGAGAATGGTGCAGCTTCCTATTCAGTATTTGAATATAAGGGCGGACCTAATTGCCGTCACTACTGGGAAGAACTAGTACAATTTAATAATGGTACTAAAAATGTTTTAGTTAGTTTAGGACCTGCAACAGGTGATGCTGGTAAAACTAATAACTCTAATGACAGATCACCAGACGGTGCAGTCACAAACAACGCATACTTAATGTCAAAAGCATGGTCATTCTCTACAGATGATCAAATGATTGTAACAGGACCTGCTATGATACCAAATGCCTTGATACCAAGAAAAGATGAAATGGGCAATATGTTCCATGTTTATTTTTCTAAAGATACTGTAAAGAAAATAGCAAAGAAATTCTTAGCAGATAATAACACACACAATACAGATATAAACCATGATGATAACATTGTTAATGAAAATACTTTGCTTGAGTCTTGGATTGTTGAAGATCCAAAAATGGACAAAGCAGCAGCACTAGGTTTTGATGTACCTGTGGGAACTTGGATGACGTCTTATAAAATCAATAACGAAGAAACTTGGCAAAAGATAAAAGCAGGAGAATTGAATGGATTTTCTGTAACAGGTAACTTCTTAGAAATTGTACAAAAACCATGATACAAGAAACAAAAGACTCTATCGCAAATCTAACTACTATAGGTGCAGCAGGTGCAGCTATGGTAGATTTCAATAGTATATTAACTATGGTGCTAATCATCACAGGTATTATATTAAATGTAATGAGAATTAGAGATAGAAAGAGAAAAGAAGACTAGACTTTTGTCAATATCTAACTAATCTATATTTAGATATGTCTGGGTTGTCCAGATAAAATTAAAAAAATTCAATATTATGACAGTAAACGACATGGTTAAGAAGTTGAGAGTTATGCTCGCAGCAGACAAAGCAGTTGTAACTGAGACTAAAATGGCAGACGCTGAATTAGTTGATGGTACTATCGTGTATACTGAAGGCGAATTAGTGGTTGGCGCAACTTTACTTGTAAAAGTAGATGAAGGCGAAGAATCACCATATGCACCTGAAGGTATTCATGAAACTGTAGACGGTAAGTTAATTGGTGTTGGTCCTAATGGTGAGATTATGGAAATCTCAGAAGTTGAAGCAGAAGCTAAACCTGAAGAAGTTATCGAAGAGGTAATGGAAGAGGTAGAAGTTGAAGTTCCAGTTTCTGAAGAAGCTATTCCTGCAACTGAAGAGTTGTTAACAGGTATCGCTGAAATGATTGCTCCATTCACTGAAGAGATCGCAGCATTAACAGAAGAAGTAACAGAACTTAAAGCTAAGTTCTCAAAGCTAGCAGATGAGCCTGCAGCAAAACCAATTAGAAATACATTTGCGGAAAACAAAGCTATCGCAGATGAAAATCTAGCAAAAAGAATGGACGCTCTTAGAGCTATCCGCAAACACTAACAAAATTAAAAAAACTATTTAAAATTATGGCATTCGGATTTGATGTTTCAGCTTTACCAGCATATACGGACCAATTATCATTGGACCTTATCTCTAAAGTTGTATTAAAAACTGATCTACTTGATTATGTAGATCTTAGAAGCGGTTTCTCTAGTGGAACTGTAGCAATTAACCTTGTTGACGCAGACTTACCTGTATCAGCATTATCATGTGGATGGACTTCAGATGGTCAAGTAACTTATTCTCAAGTTAACGTAACTATCGAGTCTCTACAATCTAAAACAGAAATGTGTATTGAAGACTTACGTGCTAAGTACACTTCTGCATTTATGAACGCAGGAACTGGTAACGATTTCTTACCATTCGAACAAGTTATCTCTGAGTCTTACACAGACAAATTGAGAAAATACAACGAAGGTTTCTTAATCAACGGTTTCGGTACTACTACAGGATTGAAAGCACAGATTACTTCTGCTAACGGTGCAAACTTACAAGCTGGTACTCCAGCTGCATGGGATGCAACAAACGCATACGAGCAAGCATTAGACTTGTATGATGCAATCGATGAGTCTGTAAAAGACAGAGACGATTTGATCATGGTAGTTTCTCCAGATGCTTACAGAGCATTGGTTAGAGCATTAGTTGCTCAAAACTTGTACCACTTCAACTCAGTTGAAGGTAATGACATTATGATCTTACCAGGTACTAACGTAACTGTTGTTAAATCTTCAGGTCTTGTAGGTTCTAACTACAAATTTGCTGGTCCAGGTAAAATGATCTTGGCTGCAACTGGTCTTACTGACGAATTGGATACTTTCCGTTTCTTCTATGATGAGGCTGCTGACGTAATGAAGTTCAGAGCTGCATGGAGATTAGGTGTTGGAGTTGGTGAAGTGAACGTGTTCGCTACTAACGACATGGCGTAAATTAACTTAGACTAGGAGCTTCGGCTCCTAGTTTTTAACAAATTAAAAAAATCAATTAAAATATGAGTTGTTCAGCATTAACAGCAGGCTTTTTAGATTTATGTAATGACGGTACTGGTGGTATCGAAAAGATTTTCATTGCTAATGGACCTGTACAATCAATTACAGAATCTGCAGGAGTAATTACTGCTATCACTGTAGGTGGTGCTGCTTTAACTCCAACTGATTTTTTCACATTCGAAACTCCTCGCCAGTCGAGCTCTATCACTGAAACTACTACAGTTTCACAAGAGAACGGTACTCTATTCTTTGACCAACAATTAACAATGGTGTTCAATAAAATGGAAGCTGCTAAAAGAGATCAATTATTACTAATGGCGCAAGCAACAACTATGGTTGTAGTTGCAAAAGATGGTAATGGTAAATATTGGTCTATCGGTGTAGAAAAAGGTGCCTTCTTGGTATCTGGTTCTGCAACTAGTGGTACTGCATATGGAGATAGAAACGGATATGAAATCGTATTAGGTGGATTAGAAGCAAGCCCTATCTTTGAAGTTACATCTACTATCGTAGAAGCGTAAACTTTAAACATTATAAAATAAAAGAGGACTACAGAAATGTGGTCCTTTTTTTATATGATCTGGTGTGGTGATTTATAAGACTTACCCTTTGTCTTATTCATTGGATACTTAGTAGATTTTAGATAAAGACCATTTACTAGTTTACTATACTCAAAAGTTGTACCATCAATAGTGATACGTCCTCTGTAACACGCGTATAAGATTTCTTTAGGTGTATCTGTATTGGGATCGTAAAGTTCGTTAGACACACTGTATTTAACGTCTATGAGTGTCTTCTCTTCAAAGCCTATACGAACTAAAGTCTCAAGTATAACTCGAATACGCTTAGGATCCATTGGACCCATCACAGTCATATCAATATCCCAAGTGTCATTACCATTTAATATATTTCCATGTACCCATAATTGATAACCAGTCCAATCTATTTCTTGTTTACATCTTTGTATAGTGGACTCAACAGATTCTAAACCATTTAGTGTTTTCCACTCAGAATTCTTAAATCTACCATACTCTATTGCTTGAATTTTATATGCCATGTCAATTTACAGTGTTTTTATATTTATATGTATACAACTAATATTAACTAAGTTTATGACCATACTAGTACCAGAAACCTTATTGACACGACAGTTTAGTGTAAACCAGCCTAATTTAACAGGTGACTGGACTTTTGTATTAACTTCACAATGGTCACATCAACCAGTTGAAATGGCTGCTACTATAGTTTTGACTAATGCAAGATATACCACATTAGAGGTTACCTTTCCTACAGGATTTGGTGATGCTCATAAAAACGGGATATATAACTGGAGGTTAGTTAAGAATCTAGAAACACTAGAAGCTGGTTTAGTTAAAATTATAACAGAACCAGGTGGAGGTTTAGGAACAACTAACTTTACAAGTACACCAGCGACAGAAGAAAGAGTAGCTGACGTGTTCTATAGACCAAATTATTAAAACAAAGATATGAGAAGTACACCAGAAGGAATTTACGCAGTTAACGGAGCACAGTTCCAAGCAGTAGAATTACCAGATATCAAAGAAGTACGTGGCAAGGAATACATGTACTACGGTAACTTAAACCTATTCCCACAATCATTAATAGAACTATATGACACTTCTGCAATACACCATACTTGTATTGACGCTATTACAGCTGGTATTGTTGGTGATGGTATTGAAATCATCGGTGATGAATACGTTAACCAAAAGGGCGAAACAATTGATGAAATATTTGAAAAGATTTCTCTAGATTACACCCTTTATAATGGATATGCTATTAATGTAGTATGGAATAAAGAAAGGACCAAGATTGCAGAAATGTACCACTTACCTTTTGCTAATGTAAGATCAGGTAAACCAAACGAAGAAGATGAAGTTGAAGAGTATATGTACTCTGCTGATTGGGCTAACTTAAGAAAATACCCTTATCAAACATATCGAGCATTTGATTCAACTGATAACAAGGGTGATAATGCATCTCAAGTATTTTATTTCTATAACTACACACCAGGTAATCAGGTTTATCCATTACCATCATATGTTGCAGCAATGAATACGATTTCATTAGATGCCCAAGTTGGTCGTTTTCACGCAAATAATATTGCAAATTCGCTTACACCGTCTATGTTTATTCAATTTAGAAATGGTGTGCCAAGTCCAGAAGAAAGACGCGATGTATATAAAGAAATCGAAAAAAGTTTTACTGGGGCCGAAAACAGCGGTCGCTTCTTTTTATCATTCTCTGAACCTGGTAAAGAAATGCAAGTTACACCTCTTGATAATTCTAACGACGATTATTATTTACTTTTAGAAGAACGCATAAGTTCAGTGATCCTCACAGCACATAGAATCACATCTCCATTACTTTTAGGTATTAAAGACGCATCAGGTTTCTCTAATAATGCAGACGAAATTAAAGTTGCTTACGCACACTTTGAAGGTACTGTAGTAGAACCTAAAAGAAAGAAGATTGTTAGTGGATTCGGATACATGTTAAGATTAGCTGGTTACAATGTTGGTATAAAGATTAGACCTAACAAATTAGTTAACGAAGAAGAAGTAACTGATGTACAACCTCAAACAAATATCGAATCACTATAATGGAAACAGTATTATTAGTATCAGAACAAAGAATGAAGCAATGGACTTCGTTAGATAACAATATTCGTATTGATGTCTTAACACCGTCTATTTTACAAGCTCAGGACATATACATTCAAGATACGCTAGGTACACCTTTTTATAAAAGACTTAAAGAGGGTATAGTAGCTAATGATCTAAATGCAAATGAGTCTGCTTTTCTTAAAGATTATGTTGGACCTACCTTGATTCAATATGCTTTATACCTCTTATTACCTAACTTAAAGTATAAGATGGTAGAAAAAGGTATCTTAAATGGTACTAGTGAAGAGACTGGAGCAACTACATTAGATGAGATGAAGTATCTTAGAGATGCTGCTATTGACACTGCAGAGTTTTATAACAAGAGAATGTTAGAATACTTGCAAGATCATCCTCAGATGTTCCCATTATATCAGAACCCAACGCCTAATGATGGCATGACACCTAACAGAAGAAACCCTTATTTCAGTGGATTACAAACAAATATACCAATCAGAAGAAATGACTTATGGATCTATGCGGACTGTGGAACAGACTGCGACCCCGATTGTAGCAGCTGTAACTAAGAGTACACAGACTAACATTAAAAAATTAAAAGTATACTTGAGTAATGAGACAAAAGATAGACGCAATACTAAATAGATACGTAAGTAGAAAGCTTATGGTATTTGTTGTGGCTTCAATAGGGCTCTTCTGGGGTACTTTAAACAGTTCTGATTGGGTAACTATAGCTGCAGTTTATATCGGCACACAGGGAGCAATAGACGCAATCGCTAAATTAAAATCATAAATATGCAATCAGTACAACAAACATACGTATTTAATCAGACTTCAGGAGCAGTAACTGAACCAGTAAATGGTAATTGGTTACAAGCTTATTGTGAATTCTTAGGTGTTACACAACCAGTTAATTCAAGTTGGTTACAAGCACTTTGTTATCATTTTGGTATAACTCAACCTCTTTATGGAAGTTGGACTATTGCGTTAGCAAACTATTATAGTATTACTGCACCAGAAAATGGTACATGGTGGTACGCTTTATCACAAGCACCTATTCCATTACCAGCATTTATTTGGAATGAGAATACTGTTGTATGGGAATCAGAAGCAAGAACATGGTCATTAACTTAAAAAACAAACAAACAAATTATAAATTATGGCATCATTAACAGGAAACGCAATCAACACATCATATCAGGGTTTAATTAAATTCGATGATAATGGTACTGTTGATCCAACCGTTTTAAAAGAATTATCAGATGGAACTCGTGGATCACTACCTATTCAAGTCAGTCAAGTACAAACTAAATTTCAATCTTCTGTAGATTTTACTGGAGCGACTGTAACAGGTAT